CGAGCAGTATATTCAGCTACTAATGTCTCGTCTGAAGATTTTAATTTATTCTGCAAACTTGCAGTTTGTTCAGACATTTTCTTAGCAAACTGAACAGCTTCATCGCGTTGGCGTTCTGCCTCTCGCATACGATAAGTCAGTTTATCTATACGCTTTTTGACACCCTCACTGTAGTCTTCTAACTCATCTGTTTGAGAAGTTTCAGGCTCAGCTTCACTTGTATCAAAATCTTGTTGCGGTTCTTGAATTACATCCGCTTCACGTGGATCTACTTCCTCATCAGGAAGTTCTAATTCAATTTCTTGGGACTCAGCCATTTCAATCACCTTATTGCAGAATATCTTCTGGGTTATTTACAGTAGCTAAAATTTCATCATCGTTTAGGAGACGCATATCTCCCCCTTCGATATTGAATCTAGCTCCTGCATAGCGACCAAAAATTACCCAATCACCCTCGTTACACCATGGGCCTTGAGGAAATTTATCAGGGTCGGAATATGCGTCTGGGCCTTGTTTTACGACAAGCCCCACGATAGTGGCTATTTTCTCTTTATCAAGAGTTTGTTTAGCCATAAGAATGCCGCCTTTACTTTTCTCAGGAGGAGAAAACGGTAGGATCAACATACGATACCCCGTAGGGTTTGGTAGTTTATCTGCGTGAGATTCTAAATTTTCAGGAGTAATAGACTCTTTCGGAGGATCTAACGGCGTATCAGATCCAAAATTTAGTACACGATCGGGAGTTACCCCTTTTTCAAGTTCAGTCGTCTTCGACATCTTCCATCCTTCCATGCAGGGCAGTTATCTCTTGTTCAGCAAAATTAAGCCCTGAAATTTCACCAACTATTCGTTGGTACTGAACATAGTCTTGTGCGCCACCAGCGGCGAGTGATTGCGTGAGATCTTCTTGTCTCTCACGAAATTTGCGGAGTAAAAACTCCGAATACTTAATAAAGTCCATTAGTTGACGTAGCTAGTAAAATCCAATCCTTTAGTAGCTGCACCTGTGCCCTTTGTCCTTACTTTCTTTCCAGGAATACTAATTGTCTTTTCAGCCAATACAGTAGACTTTGCGAAACCTTCGTTGGAGGGTTCTGGAATAGAAGGCTGTACTCCAGCCTTCTGAGTTTTCGGAGATGGATAGGGCATTTCCGTTGATCTAAGGTTTCTCATTTCTTACTCTTGCTACGAGTACGAGAACGAGTTGAGCCGCCACGCTTCATTTTCATTGGCATTTTCTTAGCGCTTTTACCACCCATGCCCATTTTCTTAGGCATCTTTTTGTTTTTCTTGTGTCCAGGCATTTTAATCTCCTTCAGAATACAAGTTGTTAAAGGTTACGTTCGGATCCATGTAGCTATCGTCAATCTCTGCACTATGCAAATGTTGACTAGGATAAAAGTCTGGTGCTCCAGAACCTGTTTCCCATAACGCTGGATTGGTCGCTCTTACACGATTATTAGGCAATGCTACAATGTTGCCTGTCCATTTCCCAGCATCAGTAAGTTGTATCAAATGACTTTGTTTATGTTGTGCAGGATCGTCAGCGATATCGTTTCCTGTGTAATCAACTGTAAACAAATACTTCCCAGTATGAAACTCATTATCAATCTTACATAGCCAAGGGCTAGAAGATACACGATCCATAACAATAACTTCATGGTCTCGCGAACTACAGTCCCAAGGTTGCGCTAAATGAGTAGCCATCGCTTCTGGCATTTCCTCAAGCATCGCATCCGCTACTAGAGCCGTAATAGGCATTCTTGCCCACATTGCTCCTCCGTGAAGATTCTCAGAATCTTCTTCCTCTCCCAATTCGTATCCAGTGAATACAACTTGGAAAGATAGACATCTGTCTGGAATAGTGTTTACCGCAATCGCAATCGCGTGTAAATACTCTCCGTGGTAATCTAAATGATTGTGTGTATATTCTTTTCTAACCCAGCAATTAAAGTGTGGAATATTGCTGATCAGATGTGGCATAAGTTACTGCTCCCTGGACTCTCGAACGATCTTAGCGATCTCAGTTAAGTTAGAATCTATTTCACGATCATCTTGCATTTCCGCTTTTTGTAATTCAGCGGCAATACGAACGTCAGTTTGTTCCTCTTGAGATTCAATACGCTCTCTTTCGAGCTGGGCTTTACGCTCAGAATCTCTATCCCGTTGCTTAAGTTTTTCAAACTCTAGCTCTAGTTGTTGTTGGAACATTTCCCTTTCTGGGTCTTGCTGTTGCGCAGCTATTGCTTGCGCTATCGCTTGCTCTTGACCTGTAATCTGTTGTGTTACTTGAGCAGCCGCTACAGCTATTTGACTTTCTAACTCTGGTGGTAACTGAGGCATCTGACCATCTGGTCCAGGTTGAGGTAACTCGATACCTTGTTGTGCCAACATCTCCTCTACTTGAATGCGATACTTCAAGGCTTGGTGCTCTTGTATATGAGCTTGTAATCCTGCCATCGCTTGAGGGTTTTGTTGGGTTTGAGGGTTTTGCATAAATGCAATATGCGCTTGGACGTGCGCATCATGATTCTGTTGGATAAATGCTTTTAAAGGCATCCCCATAACCGAATCCATATTTTCTTGAATCGGGTCTTTCGGAGCTGGGGCAAAATCAGGCATTAAGATATCGTCGATATCTTTAATGTTCAAAGCGATATACATCTTACGATACGCTTCTTTCATGTTATGGATCTGAGGTGCACTCTGAGCCATCTGAAGTTGTGTTTGCGCTAGAATAATCCGTTGGGTAGTGCTAAAGATATTGGGATCACAAACAGGAATAACATCAACAGTATTATTAAAATCTTCAGCGAAGACTGTTTGTTGAGCGCCTTGTACTTGGTAAGGATATTCCGGAGGCAAGTATTCACCGAATAACCTCTTAAGTATTTTAAATTCGTTACGTTGCGCATAATGCAATCGTTTATGGATTGCAGAAATTACTTTCTGTCCTTTTTCTAATAGAGCAACTGTTGTACCTACAGGAGCATTAGAATTAGCATCTCCTGTCTGATTATCCATAACAGAAGCGAATCGCTGTCCAGATTCGACAAGTAATCCTAATAACTGCGCTAATGTCGCACTTGGCTCTTTATATGGGAGCGGCAAGAACGACTCTCGAATAGTCCCCCCAGGAACATCCACATCTCGCCATTCTCCTGGCTGTACAGGATCGTCTGATCTCTGGATATTTAAACCACGAGCTTTGAAGCCAGCTGGAAGATTGGCTAAAGTACCGGCATCAATGAGTTGACGAAGAATTGACGTTGCGGAACGGGTAACGCCGCCAATCATGTGGATTAGGCCAAATCCGTAGAAGCCCAGTCCTGGGAGGAACTTATAATGCGTAAAGTATTCAATCTTTTTACGCATCGGATCTGTTTCTTCGTAGTTCCTACGAATAGATAGAACGGTATCGTTATCTTTACAAATCGTGACGATATACGGAAGTGCTAACCCCGTTGGTTCTCCATTACTATCAGTATGTTCAAAACCTTCAATATCTAGTTCTACATGAAACTCTAGTAACGTATATTCAGCTTGAGTTCCTGTCCTAGAAACACCGTCTATCTCGTCAATCTTATCTTGTACCGCATTTTCTCCATCAGCTGAATAGCTAGGAGAACTCATCGGCATATCTCTATAAAACCCACTCAACTGTAATTTACGCAAGTCATTTTCTGACATAGCCATACGGTGAGTAATACGAGGAGACGTATGAAGATCTGTAGTGTAGTACGGTACGATTAAATCTTCGGCTTTTACAAACCTAGAAACGACTCGACCCATCGCAGGGTCGAAATAACATTTCTTAAACGCAGAACCAGCTAGAGGCAAAAAGAACAACATTTGATCCATTTCAGGATCGTATTCTTCCATTTTGTACATAAGCTGGTAGTTCATGAAATCCTTAACGCGATTAGCTTGCATCACTTTCGGATCATTAGACGCGCCCATAATCTTAGTATCTACTGGGCCGTTTGCAGGAAGAAGTTCTTTATACGCTTGCGCTTGGAAATGAGTTGTCGCTTCAGCTAATAGCGGGTGATATACTCCGCTTGCGCCTTCAAACGGTTCACTTCTAGGGTCACTGTCTACGCCTAGTAGTTCTAATCCGTCTTTAAACGCCTCGTACCAATCACCACGAGAACTTAGATCTTCTTCAAACGCAGTAGTTAGTTCACTAGAGACTTCGGAAAGAGTAGCGGGGTCTAAAAACTCGGCTAAATTTTCTTCGAAAGGGATTTCGACCTCTTGGGTCAAGAGAGAAGGGTCAAGAACGTTATCCTCTTCGTCAAAAAGGATTTCTACGTTTTCTTCACCCTCAGGAATCTGTACTTCAGCCATGGTTCGCCACCATACTCTTATTTTTTACTAGAATAAATCAATAATAGACACGAACTTTTGGATAATAGTCGTCATCGTCGTCATAATCGCCTTCTAAACGTAAGAATCCGCCTTGTCTAAATCGCATAAGTGCTAAAGTAGTTGCATCTACGCAATCGTCGTTCTCTCCGTTCGGAAAATCTACGATTTCGTCAATTAATTCTTGTCCCCAGTTCGTATCAGGTACCCAAACTCGGCCTTCTTGGAAAATTGCGCTGACCGTATTCAATCTTGCGATCTTATCTTGCCCTTTACTCGGTGAAAAGGTGTTTATCGGGATACCTTGACGCCGTAATTCTTGTGTAAGCGGGATACCTGACGCTTTTGTTTCGACAATTACCGAATCAGGCTCCCAATGTTCGTATAACCGCATCGCTTCACGCTTCAATTCTGGAAAATCTAGGCGTTCTTTTACGCAATCTAACAAAATTATGTGGGCATCGTCCCCAGAATACAGTTCCTCGCCGATTTTACCCTCGGGATAGAACACTCCCCACGTTGTAATCGCCGTATAGTCTGCTCGTTCGGACTTTAAAAACGCCGTATCGTAACTTTGGATCAAATAACTACACGAAGGAGGGTTATCGTTCGGCCATTCTTTAATCCATTCTTTCGGAATAATAGAAATACCCTCGCCTGTAGGCCGTTGCATATACTGCGCAGCCCATTTCGACGGAGGAATCGACGATTTCGTCGCTTCTAATTCTTCTAATTTCCAAAATTCAGGCCATAACGGATTACCTGATGGTAATATCGCAGGGAACTCGATGATTTCCCATTGGTCTCCACCTTGTTCTTGAGCCATTCGTTTGATTAATTTACCCGTTACGTCCTTTTTAGACCAACGAGTCATTACGATAACTATCGCACCTCCTGGCTGTAGGCGCTGACGAGGCCCAGTTTGATACCATTCGTAGGCTTCTTCTAACGCTTTATCCGAAAAAGCGTCTTGTTCAGAGTGAGGGTCGTCAATAATAAACAAATCAGCACCACGACCCGCGAGTGCACCGCCGATACCAGCCGCATAATATTCCCCGCCTTGCGAAGTCGTCCATTTACCCGCGCTTCGAGAGTCAGCTTTTAGTTGAGTAGCCGGAAATATCTCAGCGTAATCGTCACTTTCGATTAAGTCACGGACTCTACGACCGAAATTAATCGCGAGGTCAGCGGTATGCGTTGCTTCAATAATTTTAAGTTTAGGGCGTTTACCTAGTAGATATGCAGGAAATAAATACGAAGCAAATTCTGACTTCGTATGTCGTGGGGGCATATTGATTATTAGTCTTTTTGACTCTCCTGAAGCAATCTTGTCGAAAGCCTCGGCCATCTTTTTGTGGTGTGCACCTGCAATAAACTCTGGCCAAATCGTTTTAACAAAATCGTAAAACGACGCCATAGAACTTTCGCGTTTTTCACGCTTTTCTAATTCCTCAAGTAGTAACGTAAACTCTTTCGCCTCTTCTTTAGAGAGGTGAGAAAGGTCTACGCTTTTAAGATTTTCGAGTGGATTTTTTGTTTGCATTTATATATCGACGATAAACTTGAGCTGCGCTTACTTTACCCGCTGCTTTTGCTCGTTGTTCCATCGCTATCGCTGCTTGTATTTTATGTGCAGGAGTACGTTTAGCTTTTTTAATTTTAGCTACGCTTGCTTGCGCATCTTTGACGGTAGCGAATTTTAATCCGTGGATCGTACCTTTCGGATCTTCGTCAGTATATAAATCGCTATGTTTTTTACTTTTCGCGGGTTGCCCTTTTTTCCTAGGGATGCGCGGATTTTTAGCCATTATCTTAATCTTGCGTTATTAAGACGTTCCTCGGATATCGGGCCACCTTCGGCCATCATCGTTATTTGATCACGAGTCGCGGGAACCATATCCATCCCAGGAGTCGAAGCCATCATATCTGCTAATTGCATCCCGACTCCTTGTATTCGAGGATTCGGATCTTGCATCATCCCCATAACTTGCGGAACACTAAAATAATAAACATCTTCAGGCGTACCTACTGGCCCACCGCTAGCCATTAATTGACCTGCTAATCCTGATTGTTCTAATAACTGCGCTAATTCTTCTTCAGATAAATTAGCTATCGGATCAGGTTGAGCTGATGGTAAAGGAACTTCTTCGCCATATTCCATCGCGGCTAATGCTCGTTCTAATCCCGCAACATCTGTACCTTGTACTTCTTCAGGGATTACATCAGATACAGCAGAGATATTAGGCGCAGCCCCTTCGATTAATTCACGAAGATTAGCATCTTCACGTGCTCGTTTTTGAGCTTTACGCGCTCTACTAGAACTGTACGCTGTGGTGGCTGCAGTAGTGCCAATCACAGTAGCTATTATAGCAAAACTCATTATTTTACATCCTCGAAATTATCTACGACAAACATCTGCTCAAGTTCTGAAATATCTTGAATGTTGTCTGGGTTCGGATGGATAGTAAGTATCGTCGTATCTTCTAAAAAGTATAGTGCGCGTTTCGTATGCGGCTCAGTTTTCATTATCGCAAAATCTTTATAAACATCTACTTGTTCTTTTTCTTGCATCGTAGATATTACTCGACAATGACCTCCTGCTAAAATCGTAATGTGTTCGTGTAAATGAACTTGACTTACGACAACAGAACCCTTCAAGCCGTAATATGCTCGAACATAAACTCCCTCGGCAAAATGGTGAGTGTTTATATAAGCAGTGCTCTGGGGAGAAGTTTCTCGTACAGCATTCATAATCGCTGATTGAAGTTTTTCAATCTTAGCTTTTTGCAGGTCTAAAACCGCTGTAGTCATTTATACGATTTACCGTAATAACCTTTAGCGTAACTTAATCCACCACCATTAGCTTTTTTAGCAGTAGTTTCAGCTTGTCGGAAATTTTCTTTCGTCGGTGCACCCTTAGATCCTGGCTTACGCATCTTCTCACCCGACCCTGCTTTTATCCGCCTACGTTTCGCGGCGATATTTGCATATAATCCTGGGCGACCACCTGCGGCAAACATATCTCCGTCACGTCGGGCTTTTCTTAAAACGTCTCGCTGGACACGCATCGCTTTTTCTAACGCTTCAGGCGAATCCATATATTCATCCCGACCTTCTTGTAATAAATCTTCAAACCCTTCTTTAGCCCGTCGTTCTTTTTGTAATTGCGAAAACGATTTTAGAAAATCAGGGAGATCCGCTTCATCTTCCATAGCACGACGAGTATCAATAAGATCTTGCTCGGATTTCATCCTACGGCCTATTTCCATAATTTCTTCTAGTAATTCTTTTGCAGATTTACCTTTACCCATAGGCCCACCAGCCATAGCCGCTAATACCCCAGCTTCTGGCCCTAACATCGAACTTAATCCTGGAGTATTACTTAATCGAACAGATAAACTTGATTCGTCAATCGGCCCCGACATATCGCGGGTTTCTTGCATCGTTAACGTATCTTTATTCGTACTTTCTAACGCACGGAGTAACATCGGAAGATTATCCATAATATCTTCCCCAAGAACCATATCTCCCGTACCACGTAATAAAGACATTAAGCCGCCCGAACTACCACCAACTTCATCGTCGTAAACCGCTTGCATATCTTCCATTACCATTTCACCTTATCGGCCCAATAAGCTGCGCTCATTTTGCCTTTCTTAATGTTTTTACTATGGCGAGCTTTGAAACTCTTACGACGAGCCTTTTGTTTTGCCGACTCACCCTTTTTAGGCTTACCCGCAGTCTTTACACCCTGTTGACCAAAACGAATCGTTTTAATCTTATCGCCTTCTTTCGCAACAACAATATGGGATTTTTTAGGATGACTCGGGGTACGTTTCGGTTTGTTATAGCCCGAAACGCCAGCTCTCGCTAATCGTGGGTCTTTTTTCTTACGTTCGGCCATAGCGGAATCCTACTCGCGAAAATTTTTTTCGCAAAATTTTTTACGCGAAAAATTTTTTATGGTGCGTAGCAAAAGTAGATCCGAAAAAGAGGCTGGATTCAGGTAGTGGCGGGTGGGTGGGTGCCTTGCGGCACTTTTGGGGGTATGCCCCCCTAGCCTAGCTAACCGCGAGCCGTAGGCGAGCGCGCCTTGCGCCCCTTAGTTATATTGGTAGGGCTTAGTTAACCTGTTAGCCAGCTAACCTAAAAAAGGGTACACACGGTACCCTTAACTAGCTAGTTAGTTAAGCCTAGCTGAACGTGGCAAGCTGTGCCTTAACCGCCTTGTTACCCTTACCCCATGCAGTTTTACCTAGCAAGCGGTCGCGGTAGTGTAGCAATATGGTGGCAACGTCTTGGTTATAGGCATCGCCACTAGCGCGTACCCATAAGCCTTTAGTCACTAAGCTATCGTTAATAGCTTGGACATCTAACGCGCCGCCACCTAACGCTAGCCACTCATTCATAACCAGTTGAATCTGGCGAGGAATGTTAGCGGTAATAACGTCTAAGGCTAGGGCTGGGCTAAAGTCAATCTTGCCCGACATACTGCTAGCAGGTTTAGCAAAGTTAAACCCTGCGTTATCCTTAATGTGCGGCGTTGTACCTTTAGGCATAACGTCAGCGGCAGTAGTGGCAGTGGCTAGTTTTTGGTTTTTAGTAGTCATTATAAAATGTCCTAATTGTGCCACCCAGGTATTGGGTGGATGCGTCTTATTATACGCACTTGACTAACTAGCGCAACCCCTAAATAGCTAGCTAGCTAACTATTAATCTAACCAGTCTACACTGCCGCTGGCTCTAACGGGTCGCCTCCGTCGCGCTCGCTAACGGGTCCAATGAGGCGCGCGCTCGCTGGCTCGCTGGCTGCGTCGCTCGCTGCGTGAATGAGTGGGTGGGAGGGTGGGTGGGCGCGGCCCCCCTGCTACTTTTCTATGTAGTCGATCGATCGATCATTCGATTCGTCGATCGATCCGATCCGGTTCGTAATTTGTCCCTCGATCGTTTGCGGCACACGTTTCGTGATGAGTTGTCCGAGTCGATCGATCAGTTGGTCTTTGGATAGTGAGTCGATCTTCGCGGTCAATACTTCACGTCGATCGATGTATAAACCTCCGACCTTCCCTCGGTGGATCTCTGCGGTGATGGCAGCGTTAATCTGTCCCTGATCGCGTGCCTCCTCACGCAAGTCATGAAGCGCGGATAGGTGGCCCTCCATGGAAACTCTATCACGCTCCGCCTCCTTGATTTCCTGGTCGATCAGATAGTTTCGGAGTAGCGGGTTGTGATTGAGTAACACACTGCCTTGTCTTTTGGCAGCGGCTCTGTTCTTCGTATAACCAGCTTTGACAGCTGCTTCGGTAGCATTTTGGCCTTTCAGATACTCTCGAGCGAACTTCTTTTGCTTCGGGTTTAGCGGATGCCACTTCTTACCATCGGGGTCGATGAAGCCGTTACCATCGTCAGATGGGATCATGGGAGTGTACTGTAGCTCTTTCATGCAGTGAATCCGAGGGGTCTGTGGGTCACTACTATAATCTAAAAATAATTATTTTTATAAAAAAGAAAAGATTTCGCTCGCGGCCTATCTACTCTATTCTCTGTTTCAGAAGTAATAGTTCTAATAGATTCTATTACTTTTCAGTCACACTCACCACGGTCCCCGTCCCTTGTCCCACGAGGCTTTCCTCATCACTCTATTACTTCTATTACTCTATTAGTCGTTTTTGTTAAAAAAATAAAAAAAAGTTTTTTTTCTAAATAGACAATATCAGCGCTCTTTCTAATAGGCACAAAAAAGCCCACCGAAGTGGGCTAATCGCGGTTAGTGGAAGTTTAGTACAGAAGCTCGAGCACGGTCAGATCTGTCAATACCCATCTCATTCCTAAGTCTGGGTCATTCGTAGCTATTCCGTGTTCGTCTTCAATCTGAGGGCCATCTAAGTTATTGACTAACGTCCAGACATAAATGTCGTCGTCTTCGATCAGGGGTATAAAATGTTCGAACACAAGTGGCTTTACGGCGTCGGGTAACTTTTTGTATTGCGCACCCCTCATAATCAACAATCCTTTACCGTCCGTCTCATTTGTATGTAACCAAATGACTATCGCACCTTGATCAAACTCCTGTCCTTTTCGGACTAGGGTGTGTCCTAACTGGTGCAAGTTAGGTCGAACGAACTCCCCGTCTTTTTCTAACAGGTCGGGGACTATATCTTCTGGGTAAAAGGTGTACGTGAAGTCGAAAAACTCTTCGCGCTCGCGAACACCACTAGCTGAGATCAGTGTCTCTACTTTATCGAGAGTTTGGAAAAGCTCCTTTATCATTCTATTCTCCTTTCTATGGGTAAAAATCCTAGGGCGCGTAGCCGCGCCCGTAGCCTATAGTAAGGCGGGAAAAAACGAGGGTAAAGCACTAAGCCGAGACTCTGACATCTCCGTAGAGTTCTACCTCGCTCCATTCTGTAACGTAGGTCATCTCTAAATAGTCTTCGTGCATATCGTCGGGGAAAATATCTTTAAAGGTTGTGTAATGCAGTGGGTTACGTCGGTCGCCCCATGGCTTACAGTCGTACCGTAAATCATCTCTCACGGTCGTTACATAATTAAAATGTAACGAGATCTTGTACTTTCGATCCGTCCTAAAGGGCACCCATGGGTCTGTAATCGTAGCAATCACGTCGGGGTAATTGTTTCGGTAAAGCACAATCCAAGTTATTTGGTTTTTAATCAGCCGTTTGGGGTCTACTTTCCACGGGCCTGTCGACTTCCATTTGGCGTTATCGATCCGAGTTCTATCTAAGTTTTTCGTAAACCCGTCGGTGCGTATCGCTAATACATCAGTCATATATTCTCCTTTCTAAATCAATGCGCCCCTTTCGGGGCGCGGGTAAGTTAGCCACTCCAGGGCTGGTCAGTCCAACGAGTCGCTTCGTAATTATTTACTGGCCCGTAAGTCCAAATGTCAAACTTGTAATGTTTTCCAGGGTAATACAACTCTCCGTCTCGCGGGTCGTTCCACTTAAATGTTATTACGTGGCAACAACCTTGGAAGTGGTAGTGGTCAGCATCTGTCACATTTGGGTGGTTACATATCTCAATGATGAGTTCTTCTGGTTCGCAGGGTAACTCAGCAACGTTGAGTCTTTCGATTTCTTGTTGGTCAGCTTTTTGCATTTCTGGCCAACTGCCATCGCTCTTTTCCCAAAAGCTATCGTTTAAGAAATGTTCTATCAACTCGGGGCCGAGGTCTATCGTAATTAGATCTCTCATACTTTCTTCCTTTCTATGGTTAAAAAATCGTAGGCGCGGGGTACGCGCCTATAATAAGGGTAGCTAGGAGTACCGCGAAAGTAAAGCACTAAAAGACCAATACGAAACGGTCTTTCTGTTTCTTAAGTTTTCCGTCGACACCTTTGTATACTGGGAAGCTCGGCAACCAAGAATTAAAATCCAAACTTGCTTTAGTACGAACAACGTATTCTTTACCTTCGGCTGGTCGAAAATCTTTCAATCGTTTAACGACAGTCGAGATCGACAAGTCTGCGGTTTCTAATCGGCTTATGTAATACTTCATATCAAGATACTCGAAGGGATATCAAACTTCCAATCGGAAGCTAGTTTGAAATAAATCGATTTGTAATGTCCAATCGTAACTTTGTCGAACTTAGTCCTATAGTACTCGTCCGAAGAATGTTCAATGAGATTGTAAATCTCTTGTAGTACGTTTCCTCTCGCCACGTCGAGTGGCGTTTCGCCTTTATCGTTTTGCATATCATCTCCCAATATGTTCGATATCCGAGTCGGGTATCACTTGGTAAGCGCCTTTGTTATAGGCTGGGGCGATCGTCGCACGGGCCGACGGTCGAGTATCTGGCTTCTGAGTACAATCGGTCTTCGGTAATCGAGAAGGGTATTTTTCTCGGTGGTCGTCGACACGCATAGTCAGAGTCAATGGTCGAAAGGGTCGGGCTTTCGCCCGACTCCTAGGTAATGGTTTATAGCGTCTAGGCATCTGCATAATCCGCAATGTTACGGTCATCGTCGACCTCGTCGGGGAACGTAATCGGGAACATCGGGTACGCTGCCATCTCACCTGCAAGGTCGTCTCGGTAATTATCAATACGATTTATTTTCTGTGTATCAGCACCGTATCGACTAGCTGAGTACTCCGCTCGCTCCTCGAGTAACCACTGGTCAAGCAATCTAGTGCGGGCTTTATAATCCTCGGGGAAGTAATGTTTCGAAGCTGTCTCACTATCCTCGTCAATCGGGGTGGAGCGGGGGTGCCACTTACCGTAAGTAATGGCTAAGTTAAGGATCTCGGGGTACGCTGCAAGTGTCTCGGCAGGTATCGAATCACCTATCGTACGCAACTCTGCGTGGGCCTCCTCCATGAAATCGTGTATCTTACCAGCGAAGTCACTACTAAATCCTAGCGACTGTAAGTGTGGTCGGAATACACGATACTCGAGGTCGTGCTCGTCAAATTTATCTGACATATCTATCTCCTTCTTCTTTCTAAGTTATCCGCGCCCGTAGGCGGCGCGGTATATATAAGGTACTTACGACTAACGCGAAAGTAAAGCACTAACGCGATTACTCGTCGACGGTGTCTTCGAGGTAATCCAGAAGCTCTCGTAATCTAGGGCGAAGTCCTTCTTCGTAATCACTGTCATCGGAAAGCCGTGCACTAATTTCTAAGAGCAATGCTTGGAACCGTTCTAGTAACGGTCTCTCCTCAGGTTCGTCATCCCCACCGAAATGTTTTTCTATGAGCATAGCGTCACTTAATTCGCGTAAGCGATCAACATCAACGGTCATTTACTGCACTCCTTACATCTTCTAAACGTTGTTGGATGACGACTGTATTGCAACTGCTACAACACTGTCCGTCTGCGAGGGGCTGCGCGTTATGTCCATGCGCCCAGCCGTTACTTTGTACGTCGATCGGCCCGTCACATATACTGCATTGGTGCTCTACGTTCGGGTCGTATGATCTCATCTGACGGGGGTTTTTAGTCACCCACGGATCATCAACATCGTGCATCTTAAATTTGATATCGATTTCAGCGGCGACACCTTTCTGTTCTTCTATCGCGACGAAAAATGTACAAGCGTCAGAATCTTCTTCGAGGTAGACCTTCGATCCTGAAACGTAACTATGTCCACTGATCTTTTGGTGGATCCCTAGTTCGATCAGCTCGCTAAACTCCACTTCTAACCAGCCGTGGCCAGAGTCGTGGAAAAAGTTATATTCCTTCATTTCGTTCTCCTTTCTGTTAAGTTCATAGTCTGGTAGTCGATACGATTGCGGTAATGAAAACTTCCGTGGACAGGAAGGGTGAGGACCGACTTCATCGTATCTATTTCTCTGAAACCCCGTTGGGGCGGGGTAGGAACTCGCCTGACGCTACCAGTCGCCTGACTCAATATCCCCACCGATATTCTATTTATCAGCTGCATCTTCTAAGAGCCTATCCCAAAGTTCGTCAGAGATCTCTGGCATCTTTTTGTACAATACTTTGTGCATCTGACACTGTAAACATTTTACCGTGGCGTACTCTTCCACGGGGCCATCCGAGATCCATGAACGACAATCGTCGTTATAACAAAGCTGAATCTCGTGCGGTAATAATTCGAAGGCAGCGTCGAGTAAATCGGTCTGCCTATCGTATTTCTCTCTCCAATTCATATATTCTCCTTTCTATGGGGGCGCGGGTAGCGCCTACTACTAAAAGGTAGCGGCGACTACCCCGAAAGTAAAGCACTACGCTAGACGCTTCTCGGGATTCCTGAGATGCCATTCGACGTTGTACCAATAAACTTTCATCTTCTCATCTTTAGCACGTTCGGCACATTTACGAACTGCTTTTATCCGTCGTTGTGTTCTAGAATCAATCATTGTTTTCACCTCACAATAAATCTTTAATTATGGAAACTGTAAAAGCAGTCATTGCCATAACAAACGCTGCTCCGCAAATTATCGCCAGCCGCTCGATCTTATTCATCGAATCCGATTTAAAATCAGGTGTTCTATTCTCAATGAGCTGAGGATGTTTCCTTGCGGTCTCTTCGACGATTGTTTTAATCGCTTCAGAGTTATGTGTCATTCGAGTGTTTGAACGAGGGGTGGGGGTAACTTTAGGTTTCGTATGAGACTTCTTTCGAGGAGGTCGTAACTGCGACCAAGGGTCTTCAAGGGTCTTCTCAATTTTAGCCATTCTTTTAAGCGAAACTTTTTCTTTCCCTTTCTCTACTTGAGATTTGGTATACGCGGCTCGTGACCAACTCTGAGGAGCCTCTTTATCCGCATACTCTTCGTAACGTGCAATGCGATACCTATCTTTCGATAAAGTGCTATCTATCAGGAGATAAGGTGGGCCTGATCTCGCCATGTATTTATGAAGTTCTTTAAGATTAGCAGGGGGATTACCTATGTACCCATATTGAGTCCAAAAGGCTTTTAACTCTCGGAGTACGTCAGCAGCATCAACAAAATCGATCCCGCCTAAGTTATCAACCGCTCTATATAAAGCGTGGGACACACTGCGAACTCTAGCTGGAAATGGTGCAAGTTCCATATCTTTCTCCTATGGAATATGGGGGCCGTAGCCCCCGATCTATCAAAGTGAAACAATAAACCCTTCTTCGATCAGGGGTTTTTTGTAACACGCGATAATGCGCTTCTTTTGTTTTTCTGGGTTTTTAGTATTAGGCATACTGATATGCCCTTCTTCAACACCTAGATCAACAACTTCCTGCATAGTGAAGTTTTTAGGATCAAACTCTTTACTCTCGATATCTTGCATCGAGATAACCAAGGCTTGAAACTGCGGGGTTTTAACTTTCGTTTCTGAAAGTTGTTTACCTGTGTACGCAAACTTCTGTGCTACTCGACCACGTTTCGCGGTCTCAGGTGCTTTTACCGTAATTGTTGTTACGGTCGCCGCTGCTTTTTTGGCAGGGGCTGCTTTTTTCTTCGCAGCGGGTGCTGCTGCTTTTTTGGCTGTTGCCATGTCATTCTCCTTTCTATGATGACGTTATACTTTCTAGCTGGTTTATACCAACGTTTACTACTTTACTAAAGACGAAGGCGAAAGTAAAGCACTAACTAACGATCCTGGTTGACGTAAGCAGACGTTGGTTCTCCTGTATCAAACATCTCTGTTTGATTATTTTCTTCGCTTAAAACAGTTTCAAGCAATCGGCTGCATCTCTCAGCTATGCGTAAACTATCAGCTTTAATAATTGTCAGTTCAGCTTGTAACTGAATTAAATCTTCAGGCAACTTAAGTGTTGGCACTGTCATTACTCGACCCTCCATACTCGGACACCGCTTATTTCTTTTCCTTTCACCTCTTCTAATTTTACGCGCAACGTAAACTTCCAAGGTGGCTCTTGTTTTCTCGCAAACGTCCGAGTCGATTGGTCGAGTCGATTCTTTAATCGTTTCGCTGTATCGTCCTCTCGGTCTGTTTGGAAGAAAAACGAAGCGCCTACTTGAAACTTATCCCAAGGGTAACTGGTAGAGCTTCGAGTATCGGTTGGTAACGGGACATCCATGTCAGGCTTAAAGTCAGCCCATGGGTCATTCGACATTACTTTCTCCTTCTTCTATTGAGTTAGTCCAATCAGATAAATATCCGAATGTCTTAACGGCTTCAGATAAAGGGCAGTCTTGCTGCGCCATCTTTAAAGCAAGCTGCCGCGAGATTACTCTCGCGGATGCTTGTGTTTCTTCGAATTGTTCTAGGGGTCTGTTGAGAACCTCAGGATTTGATAGTTCGTGTAGTAAACACCACGTTTCGCTAATCAAGTCTTGGTCGATCACGACAGAATTACCTAGCTTCAAAACTTCTCCCACTACGCTGCCTCCGCATATTCAATAGCAAGGTTAAGTGCTCTTGATTTACGCTTGGAGCTTTCGCCGAACATCGTGCTGTACGCTCGGTTCTCGCCGCTACGTTGGTGGTCTTCGACAAAGGTTACTGCGTTAAGTGCACCCCACCATGTACCTTTAGAAGATTTCAGGGTTGCTCCTGGAGATTCTTCTAAGGCGCGTACCGTTAGTTCAGAGTATTTCGTAAACTGATCGCGTAACGGGGTTATCTCGCCAACCTTCTTACCTTCTTGTAACAACCGAGCTTGTTCAAGCTGTTGTTGATATAAGTCAGGTTGGTTAAGGCGAGTAATAAACTCAAGCACGTCGCTATGCTTGGCTTTCTTAGACGCAAGTAAGTGCGCGGCATCTTGGAAGTTTTGGTGGGACTCTTTCATAAGCCCTAACGCCTCGGCTGCTTTTTTAGCGATATCGTCCGTAAACTCTGTATTGTGTGTCATACGGAACTCACCGCGAGATGCTTGGCCTAACGCGAACTGTAAAGTGTTATTACATACGACGCGTATTTCGGTCTCGCGTATGATCATAGCGTGTCCGGCTTCGTGAGGTTGACGAAACAAAAAGTAATCGTTAATCTCGTCACCACCAGGAAGTTCAAACGTTTCGTTTAGTTTGGCTAACGCCCACACATCTTTACCACCACGTAAGCTACCAGCGGTCTCCATACTCACGTTAGCTTCTTTAACAAACTTCGCAAAGAAGTCGAAGATACGTTCGTTTTGTATTGGCTTATAGCCTGAACCGCATGAGGAAAGGATCGCGTTATCGGTGTCGCGTACTATCGTAAACCGACTAGGGTCTTCTAATAGTTCGAGCGCGATATTACCGTCAGCGTCTTTCTCGTATTGGTCAATAGGCTTGGCGGAAGTCCAAGTTGGTCGCTTACTAACAGACCAGTCAAGTCCTGCCGCAACCATCATCTCGTGAGGCGTAAGGTCGTTAGATACCTCAACGCCTTCTCCGTGCCAAGGGACTTGGCCTGTCCAAGCCATACTTTCTACTGCTGCTACCATGGGTAGTCTCCTTATGTAAGTTCTACTTTCTAAGTTTTGTCGTAACGCTGTCACGGCGCTACTTTTAATACGTTAACCGCGAGGGTTACGAAAGTAAAGCACTAATCAGAGTAAAGTTCGATAGCTTCGAAGAGTTCCTCCCATTTGTAAGGAATCTCCAGAGTAACTAAAGAATCTGTTTTCCAATTTAAATCTCCTAATTCTTTCAAACTTAATCCTTGAGATGGAGAAAATAATTTAATCTGTTTCTTCTTGGTGTTTATCTTTCGCATCAGAATAAAAGCATTGCCTCCGCTCCGATATCTGTTGTAAATCCAAGCTATCTGAAACGGGGTCAGAGTAGATTTTAATCCTTCGATCGATTTGAGCTCGATCCAGATCTCTTTGCCTTTATGACAATAGTTGACATCAGGCACCCCTTTCCCCGTACCTCCTGTCTCGATCCGTTGAAAGTGAGCTTCTTCTGGTAGATGCTCTTTCAATAATGCCCAGAGGGATGCTTCTTTTGCCATGTCGATCTCAATGTTTGATCTGTTCTTCTTCAGTAAAATGATCTAAGAGCATGAAAACAATCTGTTTCAACTCGCTCAAAAACTGATCAGCTTCTTTTGTTTCTGGGCCACACATATGAAAAACATTTACTACTCCGACTAAAGTCATTGCTTGATAGATTTCGAACATATCTATGTCTGATTTATGTGCCTCGGTCAGCCACTCATGAATCATTTCAAATATCTGGTTGACTTCTTCATCGTCGGTCTGAAGAGCAACGTGGTTCCAATCACCTGGAAAAATCAAGAGGCGACCTTGTTACGATGTTTGTAGTAATAATCCCCGTTACCTTCTTTCATTCTGTCTACGATCTGCCATGCTCTTTGTTTAGTTACACCAAACTGCTCTCCGATCTCTCGGAGTGTCTTTCCCTCTTTCCATAGTTCGTAAACAAGCCGATAGTATTCTTGGTTACTGATAATCTTTTCTTGACTGAGGCTTCGTATTCTCATACTGCTTCTCCCCAGTTATCTCCTGATTCGTAATCTACTACCAACGGCACTCTCATATCGACACAGTTGACCATTTTATCTATTACCATCTCCGATTGTTCTTTATTAAATATCGAGAAGTCGAGTTCATCGTGGATCTGTATATGTGGCACCATGCCTTCTTTCCACAGTTCCCGCATCGCTAACTTCGTCATATCTGCAGCTGATCCTTGGATTAGTTTGTTCAGAGCTTTATAGGTAAAGGATCGCTTCAAATTATCCCCGTACTGATCTTTAGCTTCTTGTTCAGGTAACGGTGTTTTCTTTTCGTCAGCTAAATATCCGACTGGCTCCCATAAATCGAAATGACATTTCCGACCTCCGAGAGTTGTTATATATCCTCGCTCTTGAGCAGTCCGAGTACATCTATCTTGCATCGCTCGAACGAAAGGAACTCTTGCGTGGTAGACTTCTAACAGTCTAGCAGCTTCGTCTTGCTCTAGTCCTAACTCTCTAATCAACTTTTCTCTACCCATCCCGTAAGTCAGGCCGAGGTTAATATCTTTGGCTTGTTTCCGAGGTATCCCTGCCATATCTGCTACGATCTGGTGGAAGTCAGCACCTTCGTTAGAGTATGCGTTGACTGCGTCAGCTGCTCCTGGAAGTCCGAGCAGTGACGAATAATGAACCGTAATCCTAGGTTCTTGTTGTGAGTAATCGAAGATCCCCCACGTTGCTCCTTCCTCTGGAATAAATAACGACCTGATCATCTTGCCGATCTGTGGGTCTCGAGCAGGGATCTGTTGTAAGTTTGGGTTGGAATAACTAAATCGACCAGTCACTGTCCCTCCACCGTCGTTCTTCAACGGGTGGGCTTCAGCGTGTATTCGACCGTTATGTGAATACTCTAAGATCGCTCCTTCGATAAATGTCGTCCGAGCTTTATTAATCTTCCGAGCTTCAACGATCATCTTCGGTAGTTCGTGTTCGTGAGCTTCGAGCCACGGCCCTTGGAAACTAGGTGCGCCTTTCGCTGTATGCGGATACCAGATTCCGTTAGCGTCGAAGGCTTTTTGTATCGACGCGCTTGCCCAGATATCTATCGACGTTCCGAACTTACGTTTGATTTCTACGAGCAACTGTTGTTCTTTCTTCGACATTTGCTCCGAGGTTTGTTCTGCTTTATCTGTGTCGATCCGAACACCTCGCCATCGCATCTCGATCAGTAAAGGTATTAAGTCACATTCGAGATCGAAGATCTTTTGTAATCCTTCGATCTCGATCCTTTTCTTAAATATGTTCCACAACTTAAGAGTCATTACTGCATCTTGTTCAGCGTATGGCCCGACGTATTTAGCAGGGAGCGACCACATACCGCTCTTTGCGTTTACGCCCCATGCTTTAGCAGCCATCTCAAGTAACGTTTCATCTTTAGTTTCTCCTAAAAAATCCATACCGAGATTATTTAGAGAGTATGACCAACGATTTTCGTCGAACAAAGGAGCTGCGAACATTGTATCGCGGAGAGGACAAGTTAGATTTACGCCCTCACGTTTTAGCCACCCTACATCATAAAGTGAATTATGGAAAACCATCGTACCTTTATGATTCTCAAACGTTCTTTTGAGCCAACGTAAGACAACTTCTTCCTCTAAATTACCACCGTTCTCATGCCTGATCGGTAAATACCCTGACCAATCATCCGAGGCGATAGCTACACCTACAACGTGTCCATCACCTGTTGCCCATCCAGGCCCACGGTTAGTTAAGTTTGGATCGTAAGTTTCTAAATCAACAGCTAACGTTTCGTTAGGATCGAAACGTGGCAGTATATCAGGAGCGACCCAATCGCTTTCAGGCTGAATCAGTGGTATCTGCATCTGGGTTAATATCCTGTATGCCGTATCGAATGTGATGTTCTACTAAAAACAAATATCGTCTAAGGTCTCCGATATCGTCGAGTAAGCCATCTTCTCCATTGAACTTAGCTCCTGCTTCGAACACGTCGTAATTACAAGACTCAGCCTGTTGTTCGATACGGTCGAACTTACGAGCGAGCATCATGAAGGCTCCTGTACCACCCCTACGTTTCCAAGAGTCTCCGTAAGATTTTTCTGATTCGATCAGGCTTACGATATCTTGTTGGGCGATATCCTTCATCTCTGTCCACTTAGCATCAAGACCCATTCTTTTTTCTCCAATTAGCCTCACGTCTTTTGATCCATTGGAGACAAGCGAACTGCCAGTCCTCCGCTTTAATATCTGCCAAATGCGAGTAGCAGTTTTCATATTTTCTTTCCTTATGGCATAGGTAGGCTTTAATCATCGGAATCATTACATCAGGAAAGAACGTGTTTTGATAACCGTGTCCCCATATAGTTGGCCAAATATCAACAGTTTCTGGGTTGCCAGATACTCTACGAGGTGGGACGGTTGCGATTAAATTTTCGCAATCTTTTAGGAAAAGATGTGCTTGTCCTTCAGTGACAAGAGGGTAGTGAGGCTCAGGGTATCCCATCGCATTCCAGTATTGACGATCATAGAAATCTACCCCGTCGATATGTTTTACTTTATCCCACTCTTTATTCAGGTAGATATGGAAACTGTCGCTTATCTGATAGTACGGCCCCATCTCTAGCTCTAATGCCGCCGCAATGTATTCTTGTAACACAGACATATGTACTGCGTTCGCACCATAAGCTCCCCAGATCATATCGTTCGATCTATTACAGACTGTCATCTGTAATTTGTTATCTCTGATCTTGAAATAGATATTGGTATTGCAGGGGATATCTTTACTTGGGCTGTCAAGATCATGAACAGCGTCCCACATCTGTAAAACTACTCGACGGGAATCAGGATCTTTTTTCAGCATATCGATCACACTAACTAACTGATCGTGCGCAAACTGATACCTCCAACGATATCCGTACGAGCCATTCAAGGTCTCGTTGTCATCAGAAAAGTTAGCCATACCTGCGTTGAAGTGTGTCAGCTTCTGTAGATTGCGGGAACCCGCTAACATCCAGATTGACTCATATAAATGAAAGAAAGGATTAGCGTCTCGTTCTTCACGAAACAGCACTCTCTCCCAAGGATGCGAGTACACCGTTGTAACAGGGGTGAGGATCTCTCTAGTTGGCCCGTTACGACTTTCTTGTTCTCGGTAATTAGCCTCTGAGTTAAATAAATCTATTCCCCACATAAAGGCTTGGTTGACATTTCTTACATCAATAACTTTCATAAAGACTCTCCGTCCGTAATGTAAGACTGTGTTCAATCTGTAAACGGCTTACAATAACTTTCATAAAGACTCTCCGTCCGTAATGTAAGAATGTGCTCGATCTGTAAACGGCTTAGATGCAATCTTCCTGTTAAGTAAGCTGACCAATGAATCGCGTCTATTGCATCGTGCCAAGTATTCGCAGCCCGTTTGTTTTTCATGCAGTATTCTAAGAACGATCCGTAACAGTGCATTACGAAATCTATATCTGCATTTTCAAGATCTATAATAGCTTGTTTAAGTTTTCCCATTCTTCCTCTCGTATTCTTCAATTAATGGTCGATCCTTTTGTGAGTAGTCATATATGCTTCGTGTCCGACCTTGTCCGTGCAGTATCCGAGAATACTTATCGAACTCACATAGACCGCCTTCTATCTCCCGCATCTCAAAAGGTCTGTGGAACTTACTCAAGTCGAGATGTTCTTTGCACCACTGATACAATACTTGCATCTCGCCGTTCCAATCCCAGCTACGTTTACAAAACTCTAAAGGTCTACCTGTTAATCTGTTTAATCCTCTCATCGCTCCTGGGCCAGCGTTAGCCCATGAAAGAATATCCTCTGCGTTTTCTAACAAGTATGTATGCCGTAAGTCAGTAACCATCTCGTAAGAAACGAATGGCCCAATGTACGGAAACCTCAGTAGATAATTCCACGCATCGCATAAAGATTTGAGACGAGAGAAATCTTTTAGTATCCGCTCACGCTCTGCCCAAATATGCGATACGCACTCAGCTACTCCTGTAACTTTGTCCATACGATTCGGACTCTTAACGATATACGCCCCAGTAACCCACTTGTTTTGCTTTCTAATTTCTTGGATCGCTTTTTCTCGATCCCATTCGATATGTAGATTGTGGTCGAGTAACGTTTCACCTGTTTCAATAAGATTAAAAAATCTAAACGCGACTGTCGCCATAAAGACTTCAGGATCGTTTCTCAACGGCTCTCGAATATGGTGTCGAAACCAGCGAGTAGTTCTATCGTCCTCTCGGAATACTTGACAGAATTTAAACTCTCGAAGTATCGGATCCATCGTCCAAGGAGGTTCTTGTCGAACCTCTTCTTTTAGATGACGGATACGTTCACGTTCTTCTATCCAATAAACATAACGATCAACTTCTGCGGGTATGAAGTTTGTCATTTAGCCTTTCTCAGAATCCACGCACAGTTGTTAGATACTTCTGGGTAGAACGTCGCGGCAACTACTCGTAAGAATTGCTTACCGTATCGTTCTTGTAGAAGTTCAAACTGATCAGGCCACCACTTCCATTCGGACTCGCGGTTATCTTTTGCCATCGCTTTTCTAAGTTTAGGCATCTGACAAAACGTACCAACTACTGATTGTAGTTCCCAGCCTCGCAAGTCTTTTGTAAGTTCTTCTTTTAGTTCCTCGAAACCCCACTCGTAAATATGATCTTCGGGCAGCTTATCGTTAGACCCATCATGGTTAGGAGTAGAAACGTAAATTAATCCTCCTGGTCGTAACACTCTATCAGCGTCATCTAGCCATGGGGAGATAAACTCGCGGTTCATATGTTCGATAACTTCTGTAGTCCAAAAGAAATCTATGGACTCGTCAGGTAAATCGAATACAGGATTGGTAGTTAGATCTTGGATATCTATCTTGCCGTTGAAGTTAGCGAACCAAGTCGAATCTTCAACTAATCCTGTCGGGCTACTGTAACCTTGCTTTTCTTGTAGACAAGCAGGATCAATATCTACACCTCGGTAAGAACCGATGATGTCAGATTTCTTAACCGTGTAGGCTTTATACAAGTTTCTTAAAACCCATATCTCTCCACACCCAGCTTCAAGAACGTTTATCGGTCTTTTTAACCGATTAGATTCTTCAATACACAACGACGAGATCTTGTCGTACCTCGTCATATGTGTTATCTCATCAGGTCGCCAATTACCCAGCATATTCCCGCTAGCAATATCCATACGGGTGTTCTTACTGTTGTTGACATTTTCTTCTAGCTTCTTTCTTATAGATGCCATACGTTTCTCCTTTCTACGGGTTACTACTTTACCTTAGCGCCTTTTTGAAAGTAAAGGACTAAAGTGGGAAATACTTTTGAGTTTGCGGCTCAATTAAAAACAAGTTCTCCTTTGCTCTTGTAAGTCCAACGTAAAACACTCTTGACTCATCGTCAGGGTTACTTTGGAACGATTTATAAATTCTGTTAGAGATATCGGTAAGCAGAATTACATTTTCTGCTTCGCCTCCCTTAGCAGCGTGAATAGTAGATAGTTTGATTCTTGGTTCTTTAGTGATCTTCTCTCCCCTTCTAAGCATCGCTCGGATATAACTTCGCTCAGATACGGAGACACCGATGAAAGCGTCATACCAATATTCATTCTCAAGCGTAGGCACATACTTTTTAGCCTGTTCGAAAGAAACATTAGTATCAAAGTCGATCATCTCTAGGGAACTAGGTACCCGAATCTTTAAATAATTTAAGACTTTGGTAAGTTCTATGACAGGGATAAGACCCCCCTTCCTAAAGTTCTCCCAAGATCGCACTGCCATAATTTTCTTTTCGGAAACACTGGCTCTATTTTTGTTTTTATAGAACCATCCTTCCGAGCGGCAGTGTTCTTCTATGCTGTTGAGTAAGTAGTTTGTCCTAGCAAGTACCAACCACTCACCGCTTTCCATGTTTATGGATTCATAAGAAGGTTCCCAAGAAACGTGTCCCTCTTCTTTTCTAGGGTTCCAGGTCTTATGTACTCTCGCCCCAACTTGTCCTATACAACGCTCGGCAAGGGTATGGATAGATTTAGGAATTCTGTAGGACTGTTTAAGAACCATCGCATCTTTTGAGTTACGAATCAAGTAATCAACGTCTGCTCCAGCCCAACGATAGATCGCTTGGTCATCGTCACCAGCGATATAGATACGGTCTGCAGATTCACATAGCTTTCTAACTACTGCCCACTGTAAGGGGGATAAGTCTTGAGCTTCGTCTACGAACATCACGTCTAACTTCGGTGCTCTACCTCTAGTCAGAAACAAGTTCAGCATATCGGTGTAGTCGATTAGCATTCTGTCTTTCTTAAACAGTTCTAATCCTCGAGAGAATCTCTCTAACTCGAACCATCCGACTGCATCATCTGAGTCGTGCCACTGGCTTTCTAAACTAACCTGTCTCATACGAGATAAGTTTTCTATAAACAGTAGTCGATCATCTTTAGAAATACCAGAGACGTGACCTTCTTCGGAGTTGATCGATCCTGTCAGTCTTAGATTTAGTTTGTCGTTTAGATCTCTATAATCCGATGCTGAAAAGACACTATCTTTACTCAAACCTAACTGAAAGAAACAAAGTGAGTGCAACGTTCTAA